GGGCCAGGATCCTACGGTCTCCGGTCGGGGTCCCGAGCCGGGCCAGTACCGCTGTCCACCTACGCGCCATCAGGCACCTCCATCCTGCGGCCGTTGCCGGTCCGTCCAGTCGATTGTCTCTCCGAGCACGATCGGGAGCAGCGTGCACCGGCAGTTGATGACCTCGGCAGCCGCCCCCCGGGGATCGCCCGGGAAGAGCAGCTCCGAGGACCCGACCCGGAACGGCTCCCTGAGTAGGGTGCGCTGCTTGTCCGCCTCCGCGTGCGTCGGCCGGGTGCGCGTGTCCTCGGTCGCGATCCACTGTTTGAAGGGGGCCGGGTCGCCACGCTGCTCGGCGTCCAGCTCGGCCGCCCGGAACACGCCAGCGTTCACCGCACCCATCGTCTCGGTCCGGGCCACGGTGCGCGCCCGGTTCGGCCAGAACTCCGACGCGGTGGACGTGAGCACCGCCTGAACCGCCTCGGTGACCTTCGGGAGCTCCAGGCCTTCGGTGATGCCCCGCTCCACTTCGGCCACGATCAGGGCGTACACCTCGTCTGGGAGGCGCACCAGGCGGTTGCCCCGCTCGTTCAGGTAGTCCGCGACCCAAGGGTCGGTCCGGGGCGTACCGGCGGCCGTGACGCGGCGCCAGGCGTCCCCGAGCACGTTCCCGATCTCGGGGAGGATCTCGGTGTTCACCGCATCCGTCCACGGCCCCGTGAAGTCGCTGACCCGTGCCGGGTCCACGCCCCCGCCCCGGGTCACGGCAGGGCGCACCCGGTCCAGCCACGTGGTCAGGGATCGGAACCAGCGCCGACCGATGCGCTGCTCACCCTCCGACACGATGGCTTGGGCGCGCAGCCGCTGCGGAAGCCCGTCGTCGGGCGGGACGGTCACCGGAGGTACTTCCGGAGGCGCGCCGGGTCGTGGGGCAGGCCTTCGCGGAAGGTCTCCACCAGGTAGTTCCGGATGTCGTATGCGTAGTGGAAGTCCACGGCGGAGGCGGCCAGGAAGTCCTCCTGGAGCGCGTCCGTGGCGACCGCTTCCGGGTTCAGGGGCTTGATGTGGAGGTGCATCTCCCACTTCGGTACGGACCCGAACCGGCCCCGGTTCTCCCGGGTCAGCAGCCGACTGCCCGCACGCTCCAGGGCTCGGAGCGCCACGACACCGGCCGCCGCCACCAGGCTGTCGGGCACGTCGTCGTCCTGGGTCTGCGGCACGGTGCGCGCCCCGGCCCCCGACTCCTCGGCCGGCTCCAGCTCCGCAGGTGCGGGCGGCGCCTGGACCACGGTCGGCTCCGGCTCGGGGATCTCGAACCCGAGGTCGGCCGCCTCTGCGATGGCCGGGTTCTCGATCAGCGTCGGGGACGCCTTGAGGAGCTGAATCAGGACGCGGCGCGCGTACTCCTCGGAGCTGGGCTGGTCGTCCTCCCCCATGCCGAACGTGGCGAGCGCGACCGCGTCCGAGACAAGCAGGTTCTCCCAGAGCCACTTCACGTTCTCGGTCTGGTCGGGCTCCTGGACGATGCCGGTGACGTCCCACGCGATGATGGTCCGCTCGGCCTCCTCCTCGGGCACGCCCATGCGGATCAGGGCCGGACGCAGCCAGTACTCGGTGAGCGAGTCCCCGAGGCGCTCCAGGAGCGGCTTCCCGTAGACCTTGAAAGTGGTCTCTTCGATCTGCCATGCGGTCCAGTGGTTGGCGTCTGCCTCGGTGCCCTCGGCGGTGACCTTGGGCATGTCGAGCGCGGCGGCCAGGCGGGACAGGTCCGACTCCCGCAGCCCCTGGACGGACGCGTCGAACACGGTCGAGAGGTCGACGTGCAGGATGGACTGGATCACCTCGGCCGGCAGCACGCCGACGATGGGCACCTGGGCGGAGGCCTGCCCCGGGTTGGTGAGGGAGGTCGACATGATGTCGGTGAGGTAAGCCGTCCACGCCCCGGCGCCCTCGGCTCCCTCGTACCCGGTCGGGTAGTCCGCCTCCTCGGGCAGGAACAGGAGCCCGTTGGACGCCACCCGGGAGTCCAGGCGCGCGGCGATGTTCTGGGACGTCTTTTCGATCTCGGCCAGGATCGGCAGGGCGCTGCGGACGGCGGAGTCGGCCTTTCCCTGGTCGTCGGGGTGCGGGGAGAACACCCGAAGCAGGAGGTCGGACCCCTCGTTGAGCTGGATCCGCTCCAGGGTGTAGGGGTCGACGTAGGACCAGGACCCGCCCTGATTGATCAGCTTGGAGGCGGTGAGCGCCAGCCACTGGTCCGGCTTGCCGGGCCGGGAGCGCACCACGATGAAACACTCGCCGCTGATCATCCACGCGACGACGTAGAGGAACAGGAGCTGCGCGCGCGCCTTGGCGCCCCCGAGGAGCTGGCGCATGGCCGCCTGAGCGTTCGGGTTCTCCGAGCGCTGCGCCCCGTTCTCCTCCCCGGTGTCGGGGTCGACGACGGCGGCGTAGGGCTGGGCCTGGCTCAGGGCGAGCGCCATGCGGGTGACGGGGGAGCGGAGTTCGCCGATGGCGTCGTAGAAGTACCAGGCGTCCTTCTGCCACATCTCCACGCCGCCCACGACCCGCTGGCGTTCCATGCGCCGGACGGCGGGGCCGGCAAGCGGCATGGCAGCCGCCACGACGACCTTGGGCGGGGGTCCGGCCCCGTCCTCGCTCCGGCGCCGCATGCGATCGAGCAGACCCATTACTCACTCTCCTTCGACGCCAGGATGCCGGTCAGGTAGCTGAAAGCCAGAGCGGCCGTTACACAGAGATACGTCCGGGTCCCGCCCCACGCCCACCAGGCTGCGGCCCCGGCCGCACCGAGGTACATACTCAGACACCACGGACATACCAGCAGGTACGCCAGCATCGTCCGGTCACGCTGAGTGAGCCACGTGAGGACCTTGGCACGCGGCTTTTCGAGCAGCACGTCCCGGTTCACGAGCCGGGTCAGGCGCGCCACGGCGAGCGCGGTGGCGGCCAGAGACAGGATTTCGTACGTCATCGTGTTCATGATGCCCTCCGGGGCAGCGTGGCGGCGCGCCGGGCGACCATGGACGCGACCGGGGACGCCGGGACGCCGACGCCCTTGGCCCGGAAGTGCGGGTTGCCGAAACTCGACTCGCCCCGGTCGAAGCGTCGCATGTGGTAGGTCACGGCGTGTACGAGCGCGTCGAGCCGGTCGGGGGACTTGAAGGGGTCGTCCTCGGGAATCCACGTGGTGAGCTGGTCCTCCAGCGTCTCGAAGGTCCCCACGTGGCTGATGCGCCCCTGTTCGTACCGCATGCCCACCGGCTGGGCGCGCAGCATCTTTCCCTGGGAGGCGTTGACCCGGACGATCGGCGGGTTCCCCCGCTGGCCCAGCTCGTGCTTCCACACGGACTTGAGCACCGACTCGATCCAGTCCTTGCCGCCGTTGTCCTCCACCACGACCTTGTCCGCACCCCACTGCTCCCGCGCTTCAAACGCCGTCTTGGCCGCCTGGTCGGGGCCCATCTTCGCCGAGTAGTCGGCCAGCACGTAGTCCCGGTTGTCGGCCGCGCCCCGGCCCACGACGATGAGCCCGGTCTCGTCGCCGGTACCCGTACCGGCCGGGTCCAGGCCGACGGTGACGCGCTTGAAGAGCGGGGCCTCGGTGACGCGCTTGGACGTGATCAGGTGCCGGGCCACCAGGGCGCCGGGCATGTCGTCCAGGATCTCGGCGTCCAGCTCCTGCCGGCCGAGCGTCGTCCCCTCGTACTTCGCGACCACGGCGCGCCGGAAGCTGGGCGCCAGGTTGGTCAGGTTGTCGTACGTCGACCCGCGCACGATCACCGACATGGGGTCCCGGACCAGTTCCTTGATCAGGGGGAGCGGCCGGGGCGTGGTGGTGACACAGGCGCGCGGCCGGCTCCCGAGGCGCAGTCCCATCTGCGCCATGTCCCACGCGTACTGGAGTTTCTTCCACGCCGCGCACTCGTCCGCCCACAGGTAGTGATGCTGGGGCCCTCGGAGGCGGTCCGGCTCGTCGGCGGAGTAGAGGAATTGCATGGCGCCGTTGGGATAGACCAGGCGCCGCTTGGAGGGCTGATACTCGGGCCGGAACGTCGGGGGGCAGACGGCGAGCAGCCCGGACTCGCCCTCCACCATGGTGTCGCGCGCGTCGGCGGCGGTGGGGGCGATCAGGGCGCCGCGCTCCAGATCCTTCGCCATGCGCCAGGCCCACTCGGCTCCGCAGCGGGTCTTTCCGAAGCCACGGCCGGCAAGCAGCACCCAGGTGTCCCACTCGGCGTCCAGGTCCGGGGGACGCTGGCTCGGGCGCGCGTGGGCGGCGGCGTACTTCGACCCGTGCGGCTCTCCGTCGCAGTCGGGGTCGGGGCAGATCCACGGGACCCGCCCAGAGGCTTTGTACGCTTCGATCTGGTCCAGGAGTTCTTCGAGCTGGACCAGTTCGGCCGGGCCGAGCCGGCCGAGGTCGGCCCAGCGGTCCACGGTCAGCCCTCTACGATCTCGGCCAGACGACGCTGGAGGTCCTCCAGGCGCGCGGTCTGGTTCGCTTCCATGGGCCGCATCTTGAGCGCGACCTCCTGGGCCTTGGTCGCGGCGATGAACGCTTGCGTCCACCGTACGGACGGGTCGACGCCCCGGGCGATGAACCCGTTGAGCAGCGTCTCCAGGTGATCCAGGAGCTTGTCGGCCAAGGTCATGTGCTTGTTCTTGACCCGGGCGAGTTCCTCGGCGTACGAGTCGACCTCGGAGGTCGCCACGTGGTTGTCCATGTGGCGCACCCGCTCAACCCACAGGTTCTCGGCGCACCACTTGGTCACGAGGGAGCGGGACTTGCCGATCTCCTCGCAGACCAGGTTGGAGTTCCGGAGGCGCTGGTAGGCCCGAAACGCGTCGTAGGCCGGCTGGGACTCCCACTCCTGCCGGATCCAGGGGTGTTCGCCGCTCAGTTCCTTCGCCATGGCTGCACGGTCTCCTTCCGGCATACGGCCAGCTCCTGGCCTTCGATGACCATCGTGACGGACAGATACCCGGTGGGGCACATCACCGACTCGCCCGGGTCGCCCTTCGGGCCTGCCGGGCCCTGCGGACCACTGGGGCCGACGGGGCCGGTCGCCCCGCTCGGACCCGGAGCGCCTGACGGTCCCGGCGATCCCGTCGCGCCCACCGGTCCGGGTGCACCAGCGGGACCCGGACTCCCGCTCGGGCCCGGAACACCCGGAACGCCGTTCGCGCCCGTTGGGCCCGGTACGCCGCTCGGTCCAGGTCGGCCGTCCTCCCCATCGGTCCCGTTCCTTCCGTCGCGCCCGGGGGTGCCCGGGGTGCCGTCCTGTCCGTCCTCACCGGCCGGGCCCGCCACGGGCACGCCGCCGAGGTCCCGCACCTGTTGCGCGAGGGCGGCCCGGTCGCGCGCTGCCACGTCGCGGTCCTCCTGGAGGGCGCGCACGCCGGCGATGGCGTAGGCCACGGCGAGCGCCAGGCCGATGACGGCGGCCCACCAGCGCAGCGTTTTCACGACTTACCCCCCAGGAGGAAGTACAGGACGACCCCCACGATGACGGGCCCGATCAGGACCGTCCAGGCCCCCCGGGTCAGCCGGTCGATGCGCGCCCGGTCCTCCTCCTGGTCCTTGGCGAGTGCCGTGATCTTCAGGTCCATGATCGTCTTGTCGGATTCGCGCTGCTCCTGGGTGACGTACAGGGTCTGCGCGGCCTCCATACGGCCCAGGGACGCCTGAATCTCCCGGAGCCGCTCCCAGACGGTGGGGTCGTCCACATCGGGCCCCTCAGAGCGGCCAGGAGAGCAGTATCAGCCGCGCGTCGTGAAGGGTGACGTTGCCGGTGCCCAGGTTGGCCACCTCGAAGGACAGCACGTCACCGTTCCGCATCGAACCCTGGAGCGCCACGGCCCGGGTCACCGAGCCGCCGTTCAGCCGTCCGTCCACATGCGCGACGGGCCCCGCCTCGGAGACGCCGGAGGTGTCCGTCTCGACGTGGCGGACTGCGAGCGACTCGTCCGCCTTGAGCCCGGAGACGTGCAGGTGCAGCACGGCGGACCAGTCGGCGTTGGAGAGGACCGAGAATCCTCCGGAGCCGTGCTGGTTCGGCTCGTCGGCGTGCTCTACGGACCAGTAGACGCGCTGGGCGGAGCCGGGAAGGAGGATGTCGTCCTCGGCGCGGTACAGGTGGGACAGGTTGGCGGACACGGGGCCTCCGGGGTTGGTCGGCGTGGTGGGGGCGGACCCCTTCGACCACGACGGTTCGTGGTTCAACCGTTCGCCGATCCTACGTCGCAGGTCGGGCATGACCACCGAGTCGGAGTCCTTGACGCCGACCGGCCCGTGCGGGTCGCTCTTCTGGTCCGACCACTCCAGGTGCCCGATGACGGACTTCTCTCCCCAACCCTGGGCGCGACACAGGGCGGCGGACGCGCGCACCATGGCTTCGACCTGTGCGGGCGGCCAGGGGTCCTTCCCGTCGCCGAGGTTCTCGCACTCGAAGCCCCAGAAGCCCCGGTTGCCGTCGGTGGCTCCCGGGTCGCCGTTGCCGTAGAGCGGGGCCGGGGGGCGCTGCCCGTACGTCTCTCCGACCACGGCGGCCAGGACCCGGGGGTCTCCGCCTCCGGCGTGGTTGGCGCGGCCGTAGCCGATCAGGACGACGGTGCCGTCCCGCTTGATCACACCGTGGCAGAGCGGCCCGGGGAGCTCGGCGTAGCCGTCCCGGCAGATGGGTACGGCGTTGACCTTCGGGCCGGTGACGGTGTGGTGGATCATCACGCCGTGGACGGGCCCCCAGGGCCCTCGGTGGTTGCGGTTGCGGGTGCGCCACCCGAGCTCTTCCACAACCCGTACGCCCTCTTCCCGAAGGGCTCTCAGGAGTGCTGCCGGTGTGATCGGTGTCGCCATGTCGTCCCCTTGTCGTCGTCATGGTCAGGATACGACGAGACCCCCGACCCGGGTGCGGGTCGGGGGTCCGGGGTCTTCCGGCTCAGTGGCCGAGCATCTCCCACTCCATGATGCGGACGAAGTCGACCCACTTGAGCTCGGGCTCGGTCGCCATGAGCTCCGTCATGGCCTTGAGCGCCTCGCGCTGACGGCCGCTTCGGCGGGTCGCCTGGATCGAGAGGACCTCGGCTGCGATGTAGCTGATGTCCGCCGGGGTCATCAGGATCTCCTCACCCTTGGCGATCGGGACCCACACCATCTTCTGCGCCGGGCCACCCTCGTTGATGAGCTCCTGGAGCGCCTCGGCGGTGGCGTCCTCGGTGAGGACGATGTCCCGGACGAGCCCGCCGTTCTGGTAGACCGTGGCGTGCCCGGAGGGCAGGACCTCGATGTAGCGACCGGCGATGCTCTTCGACTCCGTGCGGCCCGTGTGCTGGTTCATGGTGTCTCCTCGGTTGGTGTCGCGCTCTCCTTGTTGACATAAGTCAACCACGCCCCTTGGCACATGTCAACCCCGGGACTCTTGGATGTCCGGAGATTTCCGGTAGAAACGGACACAACTCGCTCTTCGATGTCCTGAGATTTCCGGTAGAAACGGACACGACGAAGCCCCTGCCAGTGGGGTTCGGCAGGGGCTTCGGGGCCGGTCTTGCCAGGCGGCCATCCCGGGGAGGGATGCCCTTAGGTTACTCGTCCGTCCCGGGGAGTGGGCCGTCGTCGGCGGTGTCGTGCATGTCGTTCACGGTCTGCGTGATCGTCTCGACGCTCTCGGCGTCCTCGGAACGCCAGTCCTTCCAGCCCATGCCGGTCACTCTCCCTCGTGCGAGTCCTGCGGGGACGTCGTCCCGGCGCTCCCGTTGGACTCGGCGTCGTCGTTGGTCATGTGGTCGCTGTGGTTCTCGTTGCGGTGGTCGTCGTGCTCGCGCGCCATGCGCGCCTCCTCGGTCTTCCTGAACCCCTCCCGGATGCCCTCGGCCACGTACCGGCTGAGGTACCGGAGGAAGTAACTGTTCTTCCTGGCGCGGCTCCAGCCGAGCGGCCAGGGAAGCCGGGAGCGGATCGGGTGCTTGGTCATCAGTACAGATCCCCCACCAGTTCGTCTTGCATCTCTTCGAGCACCCGCTCGATCAGGAGCCGCTCCCCCGTCGTGGTGCCGAGGTGCGCGAGCTTGTCGTACGCGCCCCCGACGTAGGCCGTCATCAGGTCCCGGTTCGGCTCCTCCATCACTTCCGCTCCTTCGGAGTCCCCGGGACCGGCTTGGGCTGGACGGGGTAGTAGCCGCCCCGGCTGGCCCGGTACTCGGTGCGGTGGCCGTCCAGGCGGGGGTCGTCCTCCGCCGGCGTCGGCTGCTTGAGTCCGCTCACGTCTCGTTCTCCTTATCGGTGACCCACTCGACGGTGTGCCGGTGGGGATTGGTCGGGTCCTGGCGAATCACTCTGACCAGGGGTTTCTCTTCGGAGAGGGGCTCCTCTCCCGGTGGGGGAGCGGGGTTAGCTGTATCCGGCAACGGTCTGGAGACCGCCCACCAGAGCCAGATGGCCCCGCCTCCCCACAGGGCGAGCGTCGCCCCCACCGGGGCGATCCGGAACAGAATCCAGATCGCCCCGAGGGACATCGCCAGGACCAGGCAGCCTCCGGCGGCTCGCTTCACAGAATGGCCCCGTAGACCGTGTCTCCGAGCCAGTTCGCGCCCTGCGCAAGCGGGACGGCGGCCAGGCCGGCGACCCCGGCCGAGGTGCCCATCCCGGCCCCGGAGAGCGTGCCGTACCGCACGGCCGAGGAACCGGAGATGG